CTTCCACGGCCACATCGCAAGCCAGCCCCGTGGTGTGTGGGCCCAGCTCAGTCTTTTTTGCTTCAATGGGGTGCTGCGGGCAGCGGTAGCCTGAGCTAATTCGCATCGATTTGTTAAAGACCGAGCGCAGGTGCTGTAGCCGCTCTAAAAATTCTGGCTTCATATCAACCGCACCGCAGTGCGAGCATCGAAACTCGGACTCAGAGAAGTTCGGATAGCGGCCCCAGTCCATTAGCGCGCCACGCCTTTGAATTTCTCAAGCGTTCTGAGTGCCCCTAAGCCCAGCATGCCGAGTACAAGCTCCATGAGGGCGTCATGCAAAAGCGGTGGTGGCGTGAACTGCACCTGCAGCGAGGCGACCATCCAAAGCATGGCTGGATAAACGACAAAGTTATAACAAAGCCCCGCCACGCAGACCCAGCCTACAGCAGGTCTCCAGCCGGCCACAAAGATGCTTGAGTTTTGGGCTTCGGCCTCGTTGACTTTTACTTGCGCAAGTGCCAACTGAAAGTCTTGGTCCTGGGCCGCACGCAAAAGCTCTGAGTGCGCTTTTTCGCGAGCGTCTTTATCGGGGATGATCTTATCGAGTAAACGAGCGCCAAGCTCCACGATGGCAAGTGGGTTCATGAGTTACTCCTTGAAAAAAAGTGTGTTGACTAGACGGTGGCCGCTGCCGGGTAGCCGCGACCGATAAAGGCAGACAGTTGATAAACGACCACATCAACGCTTGCAGGCGCCGGGGAGCCGAAGTCCGTGATTTGGTCTGCAATTGCGTAGGTCACTGTGGGGCTTGCGCTGCTCAGCGTGCGTAAGACCGTTGGTGGGGAGGCGTTGGAATAAATATCCACCTCATAGGCCTCAGCCGCCTCGCTGACCGGACCGTTTTCCCCGGTCGCCCAACTTCCCCCGATTCGCGTTCGCCGGGTCCAAGAAATTTCCAAATTGCCCGAGCCGTCTCTACTGCCGACAACCTCGATTGGAGATAAGGGTTTTTTGCTCATCCCGGTTAGGGTGATGAGTTGTGTTGCCGCCTCCGATAGCGCCAAACCGTAGCGCGGCCCTGCAAACTCAAACTCAGCGCCCACATCTTGCAGCTGCATGCCAATGAGTTTGGTGGTGCTTTGCTTTAGCAAGGCAAACTTATCTCCGGCACTAGCGCCACTAAAGCTTGAGTTTTGGCGAATGCGGCGCAAAAGGCTGGATAAGGTGTACTGCCCGGGGGCGGTAAGTGTGGCGGTTTGAAATCCCAAGACCTCCACAGTGCCGTCAGCGCGCTGAATCACGCAGGTGTTAAAGCCAGCAAGCACCTCCTCGGATGTGCGACTTTCAAGGGTGCCCCATGGAACTTGCACATCAAACGTGGACACAAGGTCAAAGTCTGCAGAGATAGGGTCGGACACCGGGTCTAGGTCTGTGAGCAAACGGCCCGTAATGGCCCTTGCCGGTAGCGGGCCCAAGGCGACCTGAAGGGCCTGGGCGTCTTTACCCACTATATAAAGCGCGCCGCCCGGCCAGGGGTCGGGGGTCGTTCCGCCGGCTAAGACGGTCAGCTGCAGGTAATCGTCTTGATCGCGCAGCACTGGGGTCTCAAAGACCATCAAATCGGTTTCCGCTCGGGTAATGATGGCCGGCGTTGTACCCCCGCCGGCTGCACCGGTGGCGATTTGTTGGTAGACCGATAGGTCCTCGCTTACCCCGGACCAGTTAATGAGCGCGCCGCTTTCTTCTTTCTTAACGATGCGCACCCGACGGTTTTCTCCACCATAGGGCACAAACACAATATCGGTGGGCTCATAGGCCGAGTAGCGGTGGGTGGTGGAAAACGAAAACTCATCACGCTGCGACCAGGCGCGGTAAAGCACATTATTGGCAAGCTGCGCTGCCTCGGTAGCGGTGAGGACCAAGGGCATCTCAAGGGTCAGTACGTGTTCGCTTGAGCCGGCGATGCGGCGGGCGTATTGCTGATTTGCGTCGTAGTCCAAATCCCGATCAACATAGCGCACCACCACCTCGTTAGGTAACTCCAGCGTCTGGGTGCGGCTTATCCGGACGTAATCCTCAAAGCTTTCATCGCTAAGCGAAGCGCCCAGTGCGTCCGTGCCAATTGCCTCACCCACGTAGCCATCGAGCTTGGGTAAGAAAACGACCTTGCCGTCCGATTCATACGCATCGACGTTATACGCGGCAAGCAACGGCTCAATTGCGGCCCGTGCGGTCATCTGGTTGGCCACCACGTAGCCGGATACCGAAATTGATTGAATGGCTGAGGTATCGATGTCGTTTGCCCCAAGCCCCACATGCGCGCAGATTGATCCCACGGTAGTCGAAAGCGGCAAAGCCCCAGTGCCACAGGCCGAGCCGATAAAGGCAAAGCGGTCTAACCCTTGGTTAAATTCCGCTCCTGGGTCATAGGTGGTCCAATCCTGGCCGTTTGAGGAAAACCAGACCCGGTTTTGCCCGGGTGTGTTGTAAATATCCGCGCAGATAAAGTGTTGCCCGTTCCAGCGCGGGGCCACGATCGTTGAGGGTTCGTAAAATTCTAAGGTAATGCGGTCTGACCAGTTCTGCCCGTCAGTAGAGGATCGCACGCCGCAATAAAATGACGCCTCGCCGTCATCGTAGCCGCAGTAATTGATAATTAATTTTTGACTATTGGCGATAAGGTAGACGTAGTAAAGACTATTGGCCGTCTCCGGGACACTGTAAACCTCTGCCCAGTTAATAAGGTCTGCCGATTCGTAGACTTTGACAACGCCGGAGTTATTGACCGTTGCAAAATAAAACTTATTTTTAAACTCCACCAAGCTTGCCACCGTGGCCAAGCTCCAGGTGGCGTCGTAGACCTCTGTGAGGTTGGTAAGCGTGGTGCCCGAATAAAACCAGTTACTTGAGCCGTCGGTGGCAAGGCCTACGTACTTACCCAAAAGCGGGCTATAGAAAAAGTCCAGCGTTTTATCGTTGGCGTTAACCGACCCAGTCCGCATGACATTACCCGCGCGTGAGTAATTAAGCCCATCGGTGCTAGTGAGCACATTCATATACTGCCCGTCGGTGCCAATCGGGTCATCGGCACGCGTTACGAGAATGTATTTTGAGTCGTGATAAATCCAGTTACGGCATTCGTAACTAAAGTACTTGGTGTCATTGGTGCTCCAGCTGGCCTCGGTTTCGCCTTCAACCCAAGTCTGACCGCCATCGGTCGACCGATAAAACCGCACGCCAGACTCATAGGGGCTTGCCTGGAAATACTCAATCCAAGCGGAAAAGGTATCGTTGTCGTTACTTAGCACACCCATCACTGTCTCAGTGGCAGTGGCGGGAAACGAGGGACTCCAGTTCACAAGATCGGGGCTCGTGACTAAGCCTTCTGAAACGTAGTCCCAGGCCGCATTGATGATGCCGCCACTGCCGATCTCGAAATCAAATTTCGGTATGCGGTTACCAAATTTTTCTAACTGCAGCCCCTCAAAGACAACGTACGCTAATCCGCGATACGCCGGGACGTTGGCTGCGCCAAGTGCGGCCTGCATGACCGGGTCTGCCGTCTGGGTTTCGCCCCCCAGATAAATGGCGATGTTTTGTGGCGAGATCACCTGATCATCGACTTGGCCCACTGTGTTGGTTACGTCATAGATCAGTTTTCCATTGGCCCAGATCCGCCGAATGCAATCCACCGGCCCCTCGCAAACACCCACCGCGATATTGGCGCTATAAGAGTATGTCGTGACCTCGGTGCCGCCACCGCCTTTGCCGCCCACCTCCTCGGTGGTGGTGGTTTCGATTAGCTCACTGGCCCAGATGACATTGCCGTTTACTCGCGCTGCGCCATACACATGGGGGATACCAACGCCATAGCCCCCGCCAGAGATTTTCATATCGGATAATCGCGGCCCTTCACTGCGGTAGGTGGGCGCAAAAAGATACGAACCCAAAGTGGTCCCGATCATCCAGCCCCAGGCTGCTCCCGATAAACCCAGCACGGTTCCGGTGATTGCGGCATTGCCGATTGCGGCGCCAGCCGCTGCAAGCGCTAGTGTTGCCATTACAAAACCCCCGGAAATGAATAAACGCCGATTAAGCGGGTTCGCCAGGCTTGAGAAAGCGAGGTCTCCACCACGGTCTTAACGCCCTGGTGCGCGTGAATCACCCCCAGCGGGGAGCAAAACGCAACGTGCTGGGGAAGCCTGCTCACCCGAAAAAGCATCACGTCTCCGGGTAGCGGCTTTTGGGTAAGAAGAAGCTGCCGGCCAAGCTCTTTGGCAAGCGTCACCCCATCAGGAAAGCGCTGATAGTCGGTTGTGTCTTCAAGCGTCAGCCCCAAGGCGCTTGCCACGCCGACAATAAGACCCACGCAATCGACTCCGACGTGTTTTAAGCGCCCCTGGTGATGCCAAGGGGTACCCACCCAAGAGCGGGCCTCAATCAAAATCTTTTCGCGGTCGATCATTTCGGGCCACTTACCAACGCGTCGGCAATCGGGATGTAGGGTTCACCGCGAAAATTCACGACATTGTTATAAGTGTCTCGGCAGGTGGAAAGCCGCTTATCGCAGCCTTGCCATAAGTCATAGGCATCACCAATTGCCACATCAAACGGTAACGCGAGCTCGCACTCGATAATGGATGAGCCAAAATTTTTGACCTCCATGGACAGTCCCGCGTTTTCACCGCTTGTGAAAGTAATTAGTCCAAAGTTAAAGGTTCCGTCGGCTTCAAGCCGTGCGCTATCACTAAAAATCCGCCGGTCGGTGACACTCGTGACGGTGCCGCTTACCTTGTAGTCATCTAAGGTAAGCGTGCAGCGCGCATCGCAAAAACTCGCCCGGCACGAAGGCGAGTAGTTCTGGCCGATTTGCTGGGCAAGCCGCTGGGTCATGCCACGCAACTCAGCGACAAAGGAGACCTTTCCGCCTTTGACTTCGCCCGTCCAGCCGCGCCGCACGATGATGGCCCCATCAGAAAGGCTTTTGTAATTCACCCGATAAAGCCAGACTTCTGCGCTATCCCAAAGGCCCGCCATCAGATCGTTAGCCGTAATGGCCAAAGACGACAGCACCCCTTCTAGCGACAGGTCATCAACCGATAAGCCGTTGGCGGTGGCCACGGCGCCGGGCATAAATCCGCTTGAGGCCTGATAGGTAAGCCCCAAATAGGTGATGGGCTCGTCGTGATCGGTAAACCCAAAGATCTCACCGTCGCGTCGGATGACTTTCCACAGATGCGCTAAGGTCGTGACATCTTGTGCCAGGTGCGCGGTAAGGGCGGCGCTTACAGAAGCCTTCACAGCCGCACCTCCACGAGCGTGAGCTCCTCGCACTGATACAGCAGACTTGCCGAACCGCGATCCACTACGCGCCAGCGTAGCGCATCGACATCAAAACGAACCGGAACATCAAATTCGCCCGACCAAGTCACAGGCCCAGACGGGTCGGCAACAAAGGTCACCACGCCCGTGGTGTAGTTGACGGTAAACCCCGTGGTCTGAAGCACGTTATTGACATAAATCGATACGCTTGCCGAGACGGGTTTTTTAATCGTTCGGACATTGGTGGAGCTGCCCGTGACATAGTCCCGCTGAAGCTGGAAGGTTTTGCTGGTGAGGGTCGCAGTCGAATTTTTAGTGGCCGAATAATCCGTCCAGTCTTTAAACCGAAAACCGTTGGCTCTGCCTTGCGCGTTTCTAAAAAACGCATTGATGGTTTCCACTTCGCTTTGACTGCGCACCGGAATGGCCAAGTCATACCCGTAGCGCGTAGATGACCAGTTAACGTTACGGGCCTCATAGCCCGAAGCCAAGGTCACGATGCTGGTGCTAAACCCCATTCCGCCCACGGCAGTAAAGCCGATCACATCGGGGAATCGGGGGGATTCGATAAAACTCATAGGTTTCTTTGCCCCCTTGAAACGGCAAGCGCAGCCGCACTTGCCAGTTGGGCGGCGCTTTTGCGTAAGTCGGCGGAGTTTTGAACGCCACTGACGTTGATATTGATGGTGGTAATGGACTGCTCGGTCCGCCTGGCAAGCGTTCGGGGCTGGGATTCAACCAACGGCATTTGCCGGGGCACAAACATTTCCGGGCCCCGCTCGCCCACGAGGTAGGTGGCTCCAGCCGACACAAAACCTCCGTTGGCGCGGCTGCCGGCAATCACAGGCGACCAGATGCCGTCTTGGTCTTGCCGTTGCACCAGCTCGGAGGCTACTGCCACTGCCTTACGAAATGCGGTCAGCTCGTGATTTGGAATGATCGTGCCGCCTGAGGGTGGGGCAAGAAAAAGCTCGGGGCCTTCTTTGCCAACCAACATGCTTTTTTCCATCGCGTTAACTGAGGCAGCCGTAAGTCCTAATCGGGCACTTGTGGGCAAAAAGACCTCGGGGCCTTTTTCACCAACGAGATAGGTTTTTTGCGGTAAGACCGAGCCCCCAAGGGCGCGCGCACCAAATATCGAAGCGATAAAGCTTTGCACCCCACCGCCAGGGGCGCCTCCCGGAGCGGGCGAGAAAACCGAATCGAGAATGCCGCTAATGGAGCGCTCTAAGGGCTTAGTGACTAGCTGGCGGGTCACGATACGGATGATGTCTTGCTCTAAAGACTTCAGTACATTGCGCAAATTCTCCCCGCCGATAATGGCGTCTTCAAAAGCCGTTCCGATTGCGGCACTGAATTGCTGCGCGATATCACGCAGCTGAGCGATCTGATCGGCCGTTTGGGTGGGGAACAGTTTGTCGTAGGCATTCATGCGCGCCTCGGCAATCATTTGCTCCACGGCTGCGACCTCATAGCCAGCAGAAATTAGCCGCTCGCGCAGCTCTAAAAGCCGCGCCTCTTCATCGGCAAGCTTTTGTACCGGGCTTGCCGTTTGCTCGTAAAGTGTTTTGTACTCTCGGTAAAGCTCAAGCGCGTCGTCTAATTGGTCTTTGTTTTTCTCCGCTTCAAGCCGCTGTCGGGTAAGTGCATCGGCGAGACGCTGCGCGCTTTCGAGCTGCTGCACGCTCGCACCGGCTAGAAAGATTTCTGCAACCGCAAGCTCTTCTTCGGAGAGTCTGAGTTTTTGCACCGCCAAGGCCTGGCGATCCAGTAACCGAATAACTTCATCGTTTTGGGGGGTGGGCTTTTTATCCTCTGCAAGGGCGGGGGCGTCTTTTTTATCGCGCTTTAAGTCGCGCGCCTGGGCAGCCATTCGCCGTGAGATCTGATCACTCATATCCCCATTGGCGCGGGCCAAGGCTTGCAGTTGCGCAAGCTCTCTAAGGTAGGCCCGCTGGCGGTCGATGGATTTACCAAACCAGATGTCTTCTTGCCCGGACTGCTGGAGGGCTTTATAGGCCTGATCCAGCCGGGCAATTTCTTGCTGAATGTTGCCAAACGGATCGGTCAGCCCCAGCTGCAACATATCTAAAAACGTCAGCCCGTTTTTTCGGGCTAACAAAAACTCATTTGCCAGCTCGGTGAGCTTTGGTAGCAGCAGATTGCCGATTTCAAGGCCAGTGGCTGAGGCGGCCGTTTTCATGCGCTCTAAGTTGTCATTAAACTCATTGGCGCGTCTTGCGGCCTCAGGCATCACCACACCGCCTAAGCGTTCAAGCTCCCGACCCATTGCGGCTAAGCCCTCGCTGCCGTTATTTAAAAACGTGATCATCGCGGCCCCGGCGCGGCCGAAAATGGCAGTTGCCAAGGCGGTCTTATTGGCGCCGTCAGCGTATCGAGAAAACTGCTCTGCGATATCGCCTAAAACCGCTTCGGTGGCCCGCACGTTACCGGCTGAGTCTTTCACCGCAATGCCCATCGCATCAAAGGCCTTTTGCGCCTCGCCGCTACCTCGGGCGGCCTCGGCAATCGAGCGGTTTAACTTAATTAAGTTTGCCGAAAACTCCTCCGTGGTGACATCACTTAACCGGGCAGCGTACTGAAGCTTGGATAGGCTATCGGTGGCAACCCCTGTCCGCTCAGATAAGTCATAAAGCGCATCGGCAGCATCGATTGCCCCTTTAATCCAGCCCATAAACATGCTGGCCGAAAAGTACCCCGCTAAAGCGCCCACCAAGGTGCGGGCATCACGCTGAATGGAGCCAAAGCTTTTTTGTGCCTGATAGGCGGCCTTTTCCATTGAAGAGCGAAACTGGGCGGTTTCAGCGGTCAGCGAAACGACAAGATTTCCAAGAGCGCTCATGGGCAGGGGTCCTTTTTCTTAACGCGGTGGGCAAACATCGCCTTTAGGGCCGTGGAGGCTTTAAGTTTTGGCGGCTCGGGCTCGTTTTCCAGCCGAAAGTACGCCATCCACTCGGTCAGCTCGGCGCTGGTGAGACGACTCAGTAGCTCCCCGACCGGCATGCCGAGCTTGAGTGCCAAAGAGAAATAAAACTTTCTCTCGGGTCGGGCTTTTAGTTTTTTGCTAAGTCATCTAACTCGGTCTGGGTGAGGCGATTAAGCTTTTGGGCAACCTTTACGCAACGATCTAGTGCAGCCGAGGATTTCTTACCCAACGCCAGCACATCGTCTTTTGAAAAAAGCGGCTCGCCTTTTTCGTCCACGGCCGTGGCGACCAAAAGCCGCGCACGGACGTTTTCTAGGCTTGATTTACTGGAAATTAACGACTGCTCCCACTCGTCGCGCATGGCCCCGGTCATGGCAGAGATCAAAACCTCCCCGCCCCACTCTGGCACCGCGACAACCTCTTTTTTGAGGTCATCACGGGTCAAAATTTGTTCACGAGTCAAAATCGCCATTAATTAAGCCTCCGAAATCGCGCCAGTAATTTCGATGGTGACGTTGGCTTCAATTACGCCGTCAACGGAGCCAGAGACTGCGAAGTTGGTGACAAACCCCGAAAAGCTCCATGTTGTGGCAGGCGATGCGTCAGTAAAGATGAGCTGAAAGTTGGTCTCAACCCGGGTTGCACGGGCAGAGCGCAGCGCTGCATGCTCAGTATCCGAGGGGATGTAATTAATCATGAAGCTTAACTGCCCTTCATCGGCTAAGCCCATGCGCTTTTCTTTAGCGGCACTGGAAAGATCGGTGACATCGATCACGGCGGCTGATCCGCCTGGGCCGGTGAAACTTTTGATTTCCGAGATGGCGGAGAAAACCTCTGGGCTTGCAGCATCACCGATTTTTAAGACGGTGCCTTGTGCTTCGAGAGCTTGAGATGACATTTGGACTACTCCTTTCGGACGAAAAAAAACCGGCCGATCGGAAAGCCCGAATGGCCGGTTGTTGGGGGGAAATAAAAAAACCGGCCGCTCCGAGTGCTAGGAGGGCCGGTTTTGAAAAAAAAACTTAAGCGGACGTGATGCTGATTAGTTCAGGTCTTGTGAATGCCTTTTTGTGATGAATGCTTTTTGGTCGATTTACTTTTAGGTGTTGTGCTGCCAGACGTAGAAATCCATCATCACGCGGTAGATGTTTTTTAGCTCGCCTTCAAAGATGTCCATATCGGACTGAAGCGTTGCTTTAAATGCGGCGGCCTGCATCGCCGAGCGAACCGAATCCGAGAGCGTTTTTGCCCCGTCGTAGGTCTCGGCGTAGCAATCCACTTGGATGCGCACCTGATCCAAACTCGCCCCGCCTTCAAGTCGGTTTTGCGGGGCTGAGGCAATGCGCGAGTACACAATCGTTGGATAGTCGGGCGACTGCGGCATTTGCAGCGGATAGCAGCGGCCACCGACCAAGCTTTCTAAGGTCTGATAGACAGAGGCTTCGATCATTTGCCCACCTTATGTTTTAGAGCCGCTAGTGCAATTGCCTGCGCAAGGCGCGATTTCATGACCTCTAAGGCGCGGCCTTTTTCGGCCTCAAAGGCTGCGCGAAGTAGCGGTTTAGCCCGCATCTTGCGGGTGCCAAACTCAATAAATCGCCAGTAATAAGCATCGCCATAGGTGTAGTAGGTTTTACCCACCCGGCTAAGCCTGCGGTTGCGTCGCGTGTCGGCATAACGGCCCTTAACGCGTCGAACGAGCACCGCATACTCAGAGCGACCTAGGCGGGTGCCCCGGCGTGAGCGGGCCACGATGATGTTTTTCTCAAGCGTTCCGGTGCGCTTAATGGCAGCCGCGTTTGACTTTGCTTTTGCTTGAATGACCTTGGCGGCGGCTAAGACTGCGCTATTAAGAGGTTTGCCGCGTAGTGCTAGGGGCAACTCAAAAAGCGCTTTTTGCAGTTGCACTAATCCAGCAACTTTGACCGTGACTGCGATACTCATGGCAGCTTTACTAAGAGCTCTAAACCCTGGCGGCGTCCGAGCTCGCTGATATGACCAATGTCATAGGTCACGCCTTGGTAGACAACTTTTTGCATCAGCGTCACATCGGGCCGCCAGCGGATGGTGATCTTGTAATCTGCCTCGGGCATGATCTGAACGACCTGATAGGTTTTCTTACCCCCAACCGGGGTCACCTCGGCCGAAACGGTAGCCACCAGCACATCGGAATAAATCACCTCGCCGTAGCCGTTTTGAGAGGCGACTTTGGAGCGAATCTCGATGCGTTGATCTAATTTTTCTGAACGCAGCATTTAGACTCCAAAGAATCGATAAGGGTCAAGAAGTCCGTCGGCAAAATCCTGCGGGACGCGGGGCCGCTCCGCGCTCACCGAGCGATTGCCGTCATACATCTCGCCAATTGCCAAAAGCAGCCAATGCCGAATCGGGGCCGGTACATC